AAGGCCGCTTCATACGACTTTAAGCCAGCCAACCCATTTGATGCATGGTTAGAAGCCATAGAAGCCATGCGTAAGGGCCTAGCAAGCATTGGCGCACCAGTCGCAGCCATACCGGGCGCATCAACGCCTTCTGGCGGCCTTTCCGGCCTTTCTGTGATGCCTAACATGCCAGAGACATCAGTATTTGGTGGAGCAGCCTTTATCACGCCAGAAGTAGCCACACAGAATCCCACAGGCATGGCAGTCAATATCAAGGTCGAAGGATCAGTCTATGTTGATGACTTTGAGCGCAGGGTCGTGGATGCAGTCGTAGCAGCATCAAGCGGTGGCGGTGCTACAAACTGGTATAGGACTACAGGTCGCGCAACCTTATGACCTACCCCATCACAGTCAAGGTTTCCTTTGACTTCTCATCCGGCCCGAGTTTTGGCGCTGCGTTTCAGATTGGCATTAGCCAGCTCGGTTATGCAGTTCTAGCAGACTCGGTTTCGACTGTGGTTGATTTGTCTAGCCAGACACAGGCAATCGAGATTCGGCGCGGTCGCGACCTCACACAAGATCGATTCCAAGCCGGAACGGCTCGGCTAAGGGTTCTTGACCTTAATGGCGACTGGAACCCACAGAATGTCACCAGCCCCTATTACGGCCTTCTACAGCCCCTCAGGAAGGTTGTTATTACAGCAACCCACCTTGGAACTGTTTATCCGCTTTACGCTGGCTACACGCTCTCCTATGACTATACCTATCCCAAGGGTGAGGAACTTGGCTATATCACCATCTCGTGCGCCGATGCCTTTGCTTTGTTCAACAAGTCCGGTGTAACCACAGTCACAGGCGCAACGGCTGGCGAGACGACCGGAAGCCGAATAGCTGACATCCTCAACACCATCGGATTCCCTAACAGCCAGCGAAGCCTCGACACAGGCCAGACCACAGTTCAGGCCGACCCCGGCACAGTCCGATCAGTCCTTCAAGCCTTGCAGGATGTCGAGTTCACCGAGTATGGCGCGGTTTATATGAGTTCACAGGGTGACATCATTTTCCGCGAGCGCAATGATGCCATCACGACTATTGGCGGCACCCCCACAGTCTTTAATCAGACCACAGGCATCAACTACGCCAACCTCAAGTTCGCTTTTGATGATCGCCTTGTGTTCAATGTGGCTAACTTCAAGCGCGTGGGTGGCTCAATGCAGACCCATTTCAACCAAGCCTCCATTGATACTTACTTTCCACACACCATCACAAAAGAGGATTTACTACACCAAACCGATTCGGCAGTCCTTGATACGGCTAAGGCTTATATCGTGTCCAGAAAAGACACCGACATTCGCATCGATGCCATGACCTTAGACCTGACCACCCCTAACTACACAGCCGGAATCACGGCAGCTCTAGGGCTGGACTTCTTCGATCCAGTCGAGATAAGCAATGAACAACCCGGCGGTTCTACCCTTACCAAGACCCTTCAAATCTTTGGTGTCACCCACCAAATCACACCAACTACATGGCAGACCACATTCACCACAGGTGAGCCGCTTATCGATGGATTCATCATAGGCAACGCTCGATTTGGTATAATCGGTCAGTCAGTAATGACCTACTAGGAGACATAATGGCCACAGGCTTTCCAGCATCGACAGGTGATGTGCTTTCGGCAGGGATGTTTAACGGCCTTGTCACATTCACCCTTAACTCAACATCCAGCACTTCTTACACGCTGGCCTCTACTGACCAATATCAGGTTTTAGTTATCACATCAAATGCAGCTGCTAAAGATGTATTGATTCCAACTGATGCAACTTACGCATTTCCTAACGGCACAGCAATCACAGTTTTGAACACAGGGGCAGGAGACGCAACCATTAAAGCGGTTACATCTGGAACGACTACTGTGACAAGTGCTGGTGCAACCGCAGCACAGCCTAAATGTGGACAGTATAAAGCAGTAACTGCAATCAAAACCGCAACGAACGCTTGGACAGTTGTAGGAGCAGTTTCCTAATGATTGGAAACATTGTTGCCGCAATCACCAGTCGAGAACAAGGTTCGGTTGTGACTGGTGGCACATTATATAGTGATTCCACCTACTATTACAGAGTTTTTACAGGGAACGGAACACTTGATGTCTCAGTAAAAAATCTACCTTGCGATTATGTCGTCGTAGGCGGCGGTGGTGGCGGTGGCTCGACTGTCGGTGGCGGTGGCGGTGCTGGTGGTTATCGTTTGTTTACTGGTCAGACTCTCGACATTAAGGCTTACACCATAACTGTCGGAGGTGGCGGTGCTGGTGGAACTTCATCAAACAGAGGCTCAAATGGAGTTGCAAGCAGTATAGCCGCAACATCTTTCACAACAGTTTCCGCATCTGCTGGCGGCGCAGGTGGTGGCAATAATCAAAACACAGGAAACAATGGCGGCTCTGGCGGTGGTTCAGCTTCTTTTAATGGAACAGGAAATGGAACCGGTAACTCTGGTGGCTATTCACCAGCCGAAGGAACAAATGGTGGAACTGACGCTGGTGGTGGAACATTTAGTAAAGGCGGCGGTGGTGGCGGTGGAGCAACAGTCGCAGGTGGTAATGGAACATCTGGCGTAGGTGGAACAGGCGGTAATGGTTCTTCTGCTATTTCTTCATGGTTAAGCGTTGTTGGTCTTGGAGAAAATGTTAGCGGCACTTATTGGATTGCTGGCGGTGGCGGTGGTGGTTTTGGTATTACTCCAACTGGTTCCGGTGGCGCAGGTGGTAACGGCGGTGGTGCTGATGCAGTTCAAGTGCCAAACAACCCTGCAAATGGATTAACAAACAGCGGCGGTGGTGGCGCAGGTGGTTCACAAAATGCAGACACATCTGCTCGCTCAGGCAGTAATGGTGGTTCTGGTGTCGTTATTTTCCGTTATTTGAAAAGCGTGGCGGCATAATGTCACATTGGGCTGAAATAGACGACAACAACATCGTTATTCGTGTTCTTGTTGGTGACAACAATGACCCAAATGGCGATGAAGGTTATGAATGGTTAATCAATAATCTCGGTGGCCGATGGATTAAAACTTCGTATAATAACAAAATTCGGCGCAGATACGCTGGCATTGGATTCTCCTATGATCCAGTCAATGATGTTTTTCTTGAGCCACAACCTTTTTCGTCGTGGTCACTAGATGACAACTTTGATTGGCAAGCTCCTAAGCCAAGGCCAAATGGCTCATGCACATGGGATGAAAATGCTTTGGAGTGGCGAAGTGTCGAGCCCTAAACTGTGCAGAGCTGGCATCCAGTTAAGAGAACAACTTGACGACTCGTTTCCTGACCGTAAGCGGCCAGATGGATGGGTCGCTGACGCCAGACACTATCGCGACAATCCTAAGTCTGATCACATCCCGGACGCACAAGGGTGGGTTCGTGCCTTGGATGTTTCAGTTAAGTTGGGACTGGACGCTCAAATGCATGACTTGGCAGATCAGCTACGAATCCATGCAAAGCGCGGTGACAAGCGGATTGCTTACATCATATTTGATGGGCGAATCTGTAGTCCAATACTCAACTGGCGATGGAGGAAATATCGTGGAAGTAATCCTCATCGTCAGCACATGCACATAAGTTTCACGAAAAAAGGCGACAACGATGGCAGATTCTTTAATGTGCCATTACTAGGAGGCGATCTTGTCTAACTATCTCAAGCACCCAATCTTTATGGCTCTTGGCGGATTCCTCGCTGCATGGGCTGGTTCTAACTTTGAACTCGACTATCGCGCTGTCCTATTCGCCGTCCTCGCAGGGGTGTTTGGATATGCCAAGCCCGTCAAATGACTGTCGAGGAGTGGATTGGCATCCTTGCGGCCCTAACTGCAATCGCGACCGGGTTCCTAGCAGCATTGCGATGGATGGTTCGTCAGTTTGTGCAAGAGATTGGCAATCAACTGACGCTAAGGATGGATCACTTAGAAGTTGAGATTGGCGTGTTATCCACAAGACAGTCGGAGATCTATGCCACCATTATCTCAGGGGGTGTTTATGGCAAAGGCAACCAAGGCACAAAAGGCCGCATTAAGACGCGCAAAAGAACGCAGCGCAAAGCGCGATAAGCGTCAGCCATTAACACCGATAGATCAATGGGCTATCGCCTTTGTAGAGTTCGAGGCTGCGTTGATTCGTCATGGCTACGATTCTGACAAAGCTCGATGGGTAGCACAAGAGACCATCGTTCCTCGTTGGCCAGTCAATGACGACATCTTCGACCCATTTGATGACGAGGAAGAGGACGAAGATTAAGCGGACAGTAGTTCTGTCAGACCTTCAATGCCCCTATCATGATCCGAAAGCTGTTAAGAATGTCGCTTCCTTCATTAGACGATGGAAGCCAGATCGAGTCGTCACAGTCGGCGATGAAATCGACCTGCCTCAACTGTCTCGGTGGGAACGCGGCCTTGCAGGTGAGTTCGCTGGCACATTGGATAGAGATCGGAACATCACTCAGCAGGTTCTATTTGACCTGCAGGTGTCAGACATGGTCAGAAGCAAC